CAAAGCGTAAAACACCACGCTCTTACTATGCGTCTGGAAAACGGAATTGAAGTCCCCGGCTTTGAATTAGCCGAAAGAGCCGGACGCAGAAAGATCACCAATCTTTTAGCCGCCTGGGACATAGCCCAGCAAGAAGGCGTGCTTCTGGATGAGTTTCTCCAGAGCTGTGATGTCAGCCTCACCAAGCTCGAAGACATCTACGCCAGTAAGGCTCCGCCACGAAAGAAAACCCACTGGAAACAACTTTTAGCAGACCGGCTAACAGACAAAGAAGCCATTCAGGCATCCGAGCCGGTACGCTACCTCAAAGCAATCAATAACTAACCAAATTCAAAATCAATGAAGACATCATTCAAACAAGCCATCCAAGATACACCTGAAACACAAACTGCTCTGGCTACTGCTGAGCCTAAAACTACGGCCTTGTCTACTAATTCTGGGAGCGTCCAGGGACTCACCGGAGAATGGGGAACTGGAGATATTCAAATCCCCCGTTTATCACTCGTGCAAAAGTCCGGCACTCTAGCAGACGATTTCCCCAAGGGAACCTTCGTCTACAACAAGGAACTCGTTGTGGGTAATGGGAACGATCCGCTAAAGATCACCGTTCTGTCAGCTCGTAAATATTACCAGGAGGATATTCCCTTTGGTGAAAATGACGAGTTGCCACAAATCTTCGAGCGTCTGGAAGATGCCAGAGCCGAAGGGTTCACCACTGAGTGGAACAGCAATCAGCCAAGGGTTAAGGAAGCTGCCGATCTGGTGGTTCTCATTCCGGTGCCTGAGCAGTATGCAACGGTCCTCTTTAACGGACAAGGTTACGCCCGCGCTCTGTGGACGCTGGTTTCCAGTGCTTACAACTCAGCAGCAAAGACCATTGCCACAGCCGCCGTATGTGGTCACCTGCGTGGAGGTCTCTATCATGGCGGCTGGGAGCTGACCAGTAACCTGCGAACCAACCAACGCAACAGTTGGTATGTGCCCGTTTTACGCTCCTGCGGAGCACATGAGGAAAACTTCAAAAGCTTCCTGGAAGAGCAAGTTCTGTGAGACTGCGTCTGTCCACCTATCTCTGGTTGGCACAGGCATGTAAAAAGCACTCGGTCCGGGCACAAGCCTGGGCCGATGCTCTTTTGCAAAGAGCCACCCGCCTGAATCTACGCGAAATAAATAAAGGAAGGCACCTTGATGAAAAACGATCCCATCGTAGCCATTGACTTTGAAACCTACTACGACAAAGAATACTCCCTTAAAAAGCTCCCTGTTTCCCTCTACGTAAAAGACGAGCGCTTTGATCCATATCTTGTCTCTATGGCATCAGAAAGTGTCCGCTACAGCGGCCCCTTGGGAAATGCACCTTGGCAGCAGATCACAGGAAAAACATGGATTGCTCATAATGCCAATTTCGACCTGCAGGTATGTGAGCGGGCAACTTCATTAGGTCTCATCCCGGAATGGGCCAAACCCAAACAGTGGCACTGCACGGCTGATTTGTCCGTCTACAGGCAAGCTCCCAGAAACCTAAAAGGTGCAGCGCTCACGTTCTTGGGCATGGATCTGGACAAAGATGTCAGAGACCAGATGAGTTGCCGTCAGTACCGCTCATTAAATAAGGAGGAAAAAACTCTCTGGCATAATTACGCCATGGGAGACTCCGATGCAGCCTTGGGCATCTGGAAGGATCAAAGTTCCTACTGGCCTGAAAGTGAACGCCGCCTATCTTGTCAAACCGCCCGCATTGGGAGAAAAGGCGTTGCCGTAAATACGCAGTTAATCGACTGGGGTATCACGCACCTTAAAACCACTCTTTGGGAAGCTGAAAAGCTGATTCCCTGGGCAGATACGGAAGCCAAAACACTCTCTGCGAAGGCACTGGCTGAAGCTTGCCGATTAGAAGGAATCCCTGCTCCTGCATCCACGGCTCAAAAAAGCCCCGAGTGTGAACGTTGGGAGGAGCGCTACGGAAAAGAATATCCGTGGGTCAGCGCAATGCGTGATTACCGCAAGGCCAATAAGACGCTCCGGGTGCTTGAAACCATAAAGAAACGCACATCAGAGGATGGTATCATGCCCTTTTCGATGAAGTATTGCGGCGCGGCGGCAACTGGAAGGTGGTCTGGTGATAGTGGACTAAACTTACAAAACCTTCCCCGGGATGAAAGTTATGGGGTCAATATTCGAAAGTGTTTCATAGCCCGTCCGGGTAAGAAGTTTGTGATTTCTGATCTCAGGCAAATCGAGCCGATTGTTCTAGCATGGCTTATCGGAGATGAATCCTTTTTAGCTCACGTAAAAGCCGGAAGAGATACCTACGAGGCACATGCACGGGCTTCCATGAATTACACCGATCCAAGACCTCTAAAACAGGTGGATAAAACGCTCAGATCTTTAGCCAAAGCCCGCGTATTGGGTCTGTCCTATGGTGCTTCCTATGAGCCTTTCATTCGCATCGCCAAACAGATGGCTGCTCTGGAATTAAACCCGGTGGAAGCCAAACGAGCCGTCGTGGATTTCAGGTGTTCCAATCCTCTCATTACAGGACTCTGGCAGCGGCTAGACCATGCATTCAAATTAAGTCGAAACCAAACCTACACCCTCGAACTGCCATCCGGCAGAGAGGTGCGTTACTTCGATGTCTCTCCTAGAGGTTGGACAGCCAGGGTTACGCAAGGACAGGTCCCTCGAAGGTTCTGGGGTTCCAAACTCGTAGAAAACCTTATTCAGGCCATCGCCCGTGATGTGTTCGGAGAGTGTCTGCTTCGCCTAGAAGATGCCGGATTCGATGTGGTATGGCATGTCCACGACGAAGCCATTGTTGAGGTAGATCAGCATGACAGGCAAGCCCTCCAAGAAGTCGTTCGTTTAATGTCCATGGCTCCCGATTGGGCACCTGGCCTTCCGGTATCAGCCGATGCCATCGAATCCACCCATTACACCAAATAGTTTCATGAATAACTTTCCTAATTCCAAACAAAAAACCTGCATCATCGCCATAGATCCCGGAGTCTCCGGGGCCATGGCAAAGGTGGAAAACGCCGTCATCTGTGAGCCTCTTGCTTTTACCACGCCTGTGGAGGCAGCCCGCTGGCTGCAGGGATTTGATCCCAAGGTCACTACTGCCTGGATTGAACAGGTGCACTCATCCCCGCAAATGGGCGTTCGCTCATCTTTTAGTTTCGGGCAGAACTTTGGCTTCTGGATTGGGGCACTAACCGCTCTGAAGATCCCGATCAGACAGGTTAAGCCTCAGCTTTGGCAACGCGGAATACCGGGTCTAAACGGCAAACAAGGACGTGCCCGAAAAACCGCCCTCAAGCAGGAAGCCCAGCAGCGTTTTCCGCACTTTAAAGTCACCTACGCCACTGCCGATGCGCTTTTGCTCGCCGACTGGGCACGTTCTCAAATGACAACACATCTACAAAGCCATGACTAACCAACCACCATTTTTCTGTCTTCCCAATCTTGCCTCGCATACACTTGAGCAACAAGACCCGGGCGCATTCAAGCATCCCGGTTACAACTTTGCCGATAAGCGGGCCTTCAGGGCCTGGTGCACCCGGGAAGATACCGAACACCTGTTTTTCAACTTAACTGAAGGACTCAATGCAAACTTGAGAGTTTCCAGCGAGAATCCTCCGCAATTTCTGCATGGGATCGTAGCAGATTATGATGCATCAATGAAAGATGATGCGTTTGACGCTGCCCTTGCACGCGCTCCTAAATCCTGCGCTCCCATGTTTGCTTCCAGGACCTTTTCCGGCGGGGTTCGTCTAGTTTGGCTTTTTGAGCGCCCTCTTCCCATCCACTCGGTGGCCATCTTAAAGCGTGTTTTAAAGAAGGCTAAAAGTAACCTCAAACTTACCACACTGCTTCCCGGATTAGACGAAGAAGCCTTCATGGATGTATGCCGTTACTACGAGGTGGGCATAAACTGGACGGCTCTGGAACCTGCCCCCATAAGCTCTGAGAAAACCTGGCGTTGGGTAGAGTCTTCCAGTCGTCAGAAGGACTTTAAAAGGCTCGCAGAAAGCATTCCTATAGACGTTATTAGGCAGGAGGTAGAAAAGCGTTTCCCGGGCCGCTGGCAGGGCTTATTTGAGCTTGGCTCTCGCGGGGTTCGTTTCTGGGATCCACAGGCAGATGCCCAGTCAGTCATCATTCGTGAAACGGGCTGCCAGTGCTTCACCGGAACCAAGCCTTTTATGTCTTGGGCAGACATCTTTGGCCCTGAGTTTGTTGAACGTTTTCAGGAGAAGAAGATAGGCGGAGCCATTGAGGATCTCTACTTTGATGGTCGACACTACTGGCGTAAACTCCCGGATGCTTCCTGGCAGGCCATGAATTCGACAACCGTGGCACGGCACCTTCGAGTGGAATACGCCTTGGATCCGGATCCCCATGGGCAGCCGTCTTCTGAACTCGATAGAGTCTTACATGAAATTGAAGAAAAAAAAGCCATTGTAGGCGCTATGCCTTTTGTGCACCACAAGGATACCCTCATCTACCTCAACAGAAAACCATACCTAAATACAGCCACAGCCAAGTGTCTACAGCCTGTATCTGAGCCGCAAGCCTGGGCCACAAACTTTCCTTTTATTGCTGACTACTTGGAAAAGTTACTTGAGGACAAACCGCTCAACTTTCTGCTGTCCTGGCTTCAGCGTTTCTACAAGAGTGCCTGGGAAGGAAAATTGCTCAAAGGTCAAGCGGTCTTTTTAGCGGGACCAGTGGGCGTTGGAAAAACGCTGCTTTCAGAAAGGCTGATTGCTCCGCTTTTAGGCGGCAAACAAGAGGCAACGGACTTCCTCTTGGGAGGCAGCAACTTCAACAAGGAACTCTTTGAATATGCTCTTTGGACCATCGATGATGACCCCGTATCCGGAGATCCCAAAGCACATATGCGTTTCTCTAACTTGGTCAAAAAGGTCGTAGCCAATCACACCTTCAACTACCACGCAAAGTTTCGAGATCAGCTCACTGTTCCTTGGAATGGCCGCATTCTGGTCACGTGTAATGATGACCCGGAATCGATCCGCATACTACCGGACTTGGATGTCTCCATTAAAGACAAACTTATCCTTTTGAAGACTTCTCCCAACGCTCAAAGACGTTTCCCAAAGGACTTAGTAAATACCATAGACAAGGAACTGCCCTACTTTGCCAGATGGCTCATTGACTTTGAGATTCCTTCTGAATGCCTCGGTGAAAACCGCTTCGGGATTGGTTCTTACATTGATCCGGAACTTGAAGAAACGGCACGCCAGTCAAGCGAGACCAATGGTTTTGCAGAAATCTTGGACATTTGGAAGAAGAACTACTTTGCCGTTAGAACCGATGTAACCCAGTGGAAAGGCACGGCATCCGATCTACTTGGTGACATGGAATCTGACCAAACGCTGCAAAGACTAACCAAACATATGAGCAATAGAACCGTAGGTCGGTGGCTCTCATCGATGATGGTTCAAGGATACCCATCGGTGAATTACAAACGTAGTCCAGGATCTGGAAGGCGCGAATACATCATTTTACGAGACAACGAGGATCCAAAGGATGAAAAAGACACCAACCCATTTTAACCCTGTGACATCAAATAAAAACAAATCCCTAATGTCACACCTAAACGTCACGCTCAAACATACTATGAACAAGGCACTTACAAACCTTGTGACGTTTGTGACGTTTGTGACATCAATTTTCAAAACCTTATTACTACGTGCGTGCGTGTGCGTGTATGTGTGCGTGTGCGTATATATAAAAACTTTTCTAAATTTAACGTCACTAATGTCACTAATGTCACAGACACTCTGAAAGTAGCATAAATACTAGGGGTTTGGGTGTGACGTTTTCTGTGACGTTTCCCTGATTTTAAAAAGAAACGTCACACCTCCCCTGAAGCCCTTAATTTACCTGAAAACCACGATGAAGCCCCTTTTTAACGAATTCTCTGATAGATTGAATTTATCTAGCAGAGAAAAACATAATTTGTATCCCATTCTAAGTAATGGGTTTGCGTTTAATCCAAGAACCTTACTGTTACCTGCGAGATATTTTCCACTCCTTTATATATATATATTATATGTGCGTGTGTGTGCATGCGTGCGCGTATATATAAATACAGCTATATATTTTCTATCAGAAGTAACAGTAGTATCAGTAAGTATATGTAACTTACTTGGTATTCTGAAACTTAAGTCCTCTGCTAGATCTGTGAAATATTCCAAAACATCCAGCAGAAGAGCTTTATCTAACAGTCATTGGACGAGATTGTCCCAAGAAAGGAACCTTCCTTAGCCAATGAACCCAGCCCAACACACTCAAGCCGCCAAGGATCGTCAGTACGAACAAGCCTACGGCGAATGGCTCTCTTCCCTCACCTTTGAGCAGAAACAAAAGCTCGCAAAGCTGGGACTGGCCAAAGCCGAGTGCTCCTACATTGGAAATGGAAGAACCCACGACATTTCAGAAATCCCTCTGGCCTCATTGGACACAACCCTAATGGAAGAAGAAACACCCGAAGAAACCATCGAGATTGCCGCAGGAGAGCTTTTGAAGGAGTTTCTTTACCGGATCATCGAAGACAAAGACAACCCACGCCTAGAGGCAGAATGCATCTCCCTGGCCTTTGGCTTTGGAGCTGCGCGTGGACAAACTCAAACGCAGGTGGCAAAACAGTACGGAGTTACCCGCGCTACCGTATCCAAACGGGTTAGGGAAATCAAACGTGCCTACCACCTTCCCACCTCCGAATACATGAAAAGTGAGAGTGCTTGCGACACCTACAAGTTGACAAACCGCACTAGGGCATGAGCACGGAAACCATCGAACCTCTCAATCAGACCATTTCTCTTCCCGGATGCAAACTCACTTCAACTTCTCTGCAATTTACCGGTGAACTCAGCGACGAGAACATGGCCTGTATTGGTCAAACACTTCAGCGCATGGAGGGCTGCAAAGCCTGGTGGTGGGGTGACTTTCTGACCAAACAAGAGTTGCGACATGGTGAACATTATACCCAAAAGTATGCCGAGCTTGCAGGGCTGGAACCTCAGTCTCTGCGACGCTACAAGATGGTTGCTAACTTCTTTACCCCGTTGCACCGTAGCAACGTGCTAAGTTGGACCCACCATCTTGAAGCCATGCTCGCGGACTCATCCAGTGTGGAGGAAGGTAAGAAGTGGCTTAGAAAGGCTGAAGAGGAAAACCTCACTGTTCCAAAACTCAGAGCTGCCATTCGTAAATCAAAGCGTGATCCGCATCTCGATGACGACAGCAATGCACCCATTGAATCCTACTCCGAGGTGCTCGCCTTTAATCGTTGGTCCAGATCCATGACGCGCAAGGTTGACACGCTCACGAAACAAAGAGCACAGGCAATTCTCATGGATCTACGTGAAGCTGTTGCACTGATTGAAACACTTAGAAGAAAGGCAAGTTGACAAAATCTCATCGTTAGAAAGGAAAACACATAGGGGGCTAGTTTCGGGGTCCCGTAAGTAGTTGATGTTCAAGGGGTCCCTTTCCAGCGCGTTTAGGTCGAGTGAGAGCACTATTTTTTAGAGTTCCACTTTTGCTAAACAAGGAAAACCAGCACCTCTTCCGTTTCCTACTCACCAGCAAAGAGATACAATATTTTCATAGCCTAAAACAAACCTCAAAAGAGTGACCAACTAGTGGAACATGTTCCACTTTTGGTCACTTTCATTTACAGATAATGGAACAGTTTTCACAACAAGCAGCCCAAACAATCATCGATGCCGATTTGAAGAATATCATCAAAAAGGTGAAGGAGGGAAAAACACTCACGCAGGCAGAACTTGCCCGGGTCCAGTCAAGAGCCTCTGGAGTAACCGATGAATCCATCACTACGGCAAAGAACACAACAGAGCTTGCTCAGGTACTTGGCGTTGCCCGGCAGAGTCTCAACCGTTGGAAGAAACTAAAGGATGCCCCCAAGGCCAATGGAAACGGCAGCTACAGCGTGGTTGAATGGCGTTTGTTCATCAAAGAAAAGGGTCTTCAAACTGGAAATGCCTCCATTGATGTGGAAGCTCTCAAAGCTCGAAAGCTTCTGGCTGAAATCGAAGAAAGGGAACTAAAAACAGCTATTCTGAAGGAAGAATATGTATCCTTGGATTTGGTTCGCACCGTATGGACTACCAACGTGGGCAAAGCCATTGCCCTGATGCGTGCTAAGTTTGAAAACGAGCTTCCCCCTATCCTCTCAGGCATGGATGCAATTTCCATTCAAGGTGAATGTCAGGCCGCCATAGACGAAGTTTGTAGAGCTATCCACGAGGGCGAGTTTTAGATGGTAATTTATCGTTGCTGAATAGCTTAGATCTTCGTAGATTAACGGCTTAAAGAAGACACTATGACCTCTTACCAGCCACCATATAAAATAACGGAACGCATCCTATCACTGGTTGCTGATATTTCGGAGGCCATTGGTAAACTTTCCGCTCTGGAAGAATTGCGCTCCCTACGTCTTCGCCGCATCAATCAGACTCGAACCATTCATGGTTCCTTAGCAATTGAGGGCAATACACTGACAGAGGAACAGATCACAGCCATTTTGGAGGGCAAACCGGTAATCGCGCCCAAACGTGAAGTTCAGGAAGTTAAAAATGCTATCGAGGCCTACGAGTCTCTGGAACAATGGACGGCTCATAAGAAAGGCGATTTGCTCCAGGCTCATGAATTACTGCTCAAAGGCTTGTTAAGCACTCCGGGACACCTACGCAGCAAGGGCGTAGGCGTAATGAAGGGCACAGAAGTCGTTCATATGGCTCCCCCAGCAGACAGAGTAGAAATGCTTCTGGAACGACTCTTGGGATGGTTGGAACAAACCGAACTTCATCCACTGGTTGCAAGCAGCATCTTTCACTACGAATTTGAATTCATACATCCATTTGAGGATGGCAATGGCCGCATGGGCCGCCTGTGGCAAACACTCATTTTGAGTAAATGGAATGCTTTGTTCACCCAAGTTCCAGTAGAGACTCTTGTGTTTCAGCACCAGCAAGACTACTACGAAGCTATCAATCAAAGTAATATTTCAGGCGACTGCTCCGGCTTCATTGAGTTCATCTTAAACATGATTTTGAAAGCCATTCAAACGGCAGGCACCCCCCAAGTCGCCCTACAAGTCACCCCCCAAGTCGAATTAGAAGTAAAAGAGCTGATTTTTGCTATATCGGGAGAGCATAGCAGGTCAGAATTACAAGAAATCTTGAAGCTTAGCGATAGGAAGAATTTCACAGAGAAGTATCTCAAACCTGCCTTGGATTTAGAACTCATTGAGAGAACGATCCCTGACAAACCCAACAGCAGACTACAGCGCTATAGGCTCACGGATAAAGGTCTTCAGCTAAAAGGGTGACAAAAAGGTATACTTCCCTAGATGTTCAAATCATTTTCTGGAATTCTGAAAATCCCGCGAATACTAGCATTATCTCTGATTGATAGCTGAATGTGTGTCTTTTGCCAAAATCCTGATGTTTGATAAATAGGATTTCCCTCTCGGAACAAACCTCTAACCGAATTAAAGGGCAAACTCTTTTCAGAATCTCGTTTAGCGTGAATATAGTTTATAACAGCGCAGTCCAATGGACGAAGAAGAAAATCTTCATCAGACTCGTGAACTTTTCTGTTTTTAGGAAGCTCCAAACGAGCCTCATCACAAGCTTCACAGAACCCTTTATGAGCCTCTTTCACAAGAGCTATTGATGCCGACTCCGTAAGATCCAAGCAATTACCCAAATCAATAACAGCTCCAACAGCAAATGGTTCTTTTATCTTCTTTTTGTTGTGCGGTTCCTGAGCCCACTCTAAAGCTCTTTTAGGGTTATTCTCCCAAAAATAAATACCATCGCCCAACCAGTCGTAAACATTTTTACTTTTACGAAAACTAGCTTCACCTGAGAGCAAACGCTCACCAAAAGATCGGTCACAACCGTGGTAACCAAGGACTAACGTCCCCATATTCATTTCTTATATCGACTGGACAGTTTTCCAGATTTAGTCATGTAGCCATATTTGGTTAGAAACTCTCTAGCACTTTCCTTTGTTGCTGAAACTTTCTTAGAAAACGCTTTCATGGATTTTATCTCACGGCGAATTTCTTCATTGGAAGTTGTGATGACTACAGCATTCATGATACAAAGAATATGCTGCTAATTTGGCTCAACTCAAGGAGTTTTATCAAAATATACTAGATTTTAGTATCTTTTACTCCCCATTGACATGACTTCCGATGAGTGGATCGGATAAATACATTGTTTTTGCAGGCTTGGAGGCCACCGGATAGACGTGAACCGTGGCAGTGGTGTGAAGAGCACATTAAGGCCATTCCCTACTCTCCGATGCCGGGCAGATTTCGTTCGGAAAACTCTCCTTGGTTGCGTGAAGTCATGCAGGCATTGGTCGATCCACGCGTGCGGCTGGTTTCCATTCTGGCAAGTATTCAGTCCTCCAAAACAACGGCTCCTGAGCTGACGCTTTGCTACATCATTGCGAACTTGCCGGGTCCTACTTTGTGGTTGGACCAAACAGATGATGACGCCAAGGACCAATCCGAATCACGTCTTCAGAAGCTCTTTGATGAATGCCAGCCGGTAAAGGATCTCTTCCCGGGTAACAGGCATAAAAAGCGTAATACAACCATCCATTTTGCCAATGGGATGACGCTCTGGGTGCTGGGTGCCCACAACAAGACCAATTTGCAGCGACGTTCTATTCGTTGGCTCATTGGGGATGAAACCTGGCGTTGGCCTGCCGGGCACATGGCAGAAGCAGAAGCGCGTGTGACCGCTTTTGGCTGGTTGGGTAAATGTATCTTTTTGTCCCAGGGTGGTGAGGAAGACGACGATACTCATCGCAAGTTTGAAACCACTGATATGCGGGAGTGGACGTATGAGTGCCCGCATTGCAAAACCAGGCAGCCTTTTAAATGGGAAAACGTAGAATGGTCCAAGCACTGCAAAGATGAAAACGATCAGTACGATTACGAGAAAGTGCGTGCCTCTACGGTGCTTCGCTGTGAGCATTGCTCTCATGAAATTCCTGACAGTGATGAAAACCGCAGAAAGCTAAACGCAACAGGCTGTTTTGTGCCTCAAAATCCCAACGCAGCCAAAGAGAATGTGGGCTTCCACTGGAACAGCCTGGCATCCATGTCATGGGGTAAATTAGCTGAACTCTACCTACGGGCAAAACAAGCCGCACGTAAGGGCGATACCAGTTTGTTGCAGCAGTTTTACCAGAAGCGTTTGGCTCTGCCGTGGCGTGAATGGGTGGAAGACTACAAGCTGGAGATTACCAAATCTGGCTACAAGATGGGCGAACTCTGGGAAGGCGAAGCTGCCATTGACCGCCACGGCCACATTGTGCCAGCACCGTATGAACCTTCGGCAAACCTTATCCCGCTACGCATCCTCACGGTGGACTGCCAAATGGATCACTTCTATGCGGTCGTGCGTTCCTGGAATATAGACGGCTCCTCCCGGCTTATCTGGTGCGAGAAGATTCTGACTTGGACGGACATTGATCAAATGCAGAAGCGTTTCAATATCCACCCCAGCCTTGTCTTTGTTGATGCAGGAAACGCCACCTACGAAGTCTATCGTCAGTGTGCTGAGCGTGGCTGGGTAGCCCTCATGGGTGATCGCAGAGCCACCTTTACGCACAAGCAAAAAGGCTCTCAGGCAATCCAGCGTTTCTACTCCCCTCGCAGAAAGGTCGTTCTGGGAAACAATCGCCACTGCTACGTGCATTATTGGTCCAACCTCAACATCAAGGATATGCTCACCCGCCTAAAGGGAAACCAGGATCCGTCCGTTGGGGCTACTTGGGAAGTGCCTGACGATATTTCAGATGACTACTTGGCACAGATGGAATCCGAGCAGCGTATCAAAGAAAAGAACATCTGGAGATGGAAGCAGATCGGTTCCAGACCTAACCACTTCTTTGA